TAAGTTTGCACCACAAGTTGTAGGACTTGGTGCATTACAACAACAAGCTCAACAACAAGCAGCGACACAAGCTGGTCTTGGCACACTACAATTTGATCCAACCACTGGAGCAGTATCGGGTGTAACAGGAACTGGTGTTGCAGGGTTTGAACCTTTTTTACAAACAGCTCAACAAACTATTGGTGGTGTACAACCTTTTATTACTGCAGCGGCTGGCAGAACAGGACCAACTGCGTTTCGAGCATTTGAGTCTCCATATCAAGCAGCAGTAAGAGACGCAACGCTTGCTTCTTTTGATGAACAAGCGGAAGCTAGAAGACAAGCGATAAGAGACCAACAAGCAAAGTTAGGAGTTTTAGGTGCAGGTAGAGCAGGAGTACAATTAGCAGAGTATGATAGAAAATCTGACATGGACAGAGCATTACTACAAGCACAATTAAATCAAGCAGGATTTACACAAGCTAATCAATTAGCAGCACAAGCATTTGGTCAACAAGGTCAACTTGCAGGATTACAATCTGGTTTAGGTAATCAACAATTAGGATTAGCACAAATACAGCCACAATTAGCAGCTGGTGCAATAGGTATGTCACAAGGACTAGGTCAACAAGATTTAGCGTTTAGACAAGCGGTTCAAGATGCACAAACAAGAGCAAATCAAATGGCGGCGTTTGAACCAATAGATAGATTAGCTAGATTTGGACAAGGACTAGCCGGAGTGGGTGGTATGTTAGGTAGTGTTACAACAACACAACAACCATCAGCACCTCAACCAAGTCCTTTGGCAGGAGCGTTACAAGCAGGAATAGGAGCATTTACGTTAGGTAAACTATTTGGTGGTTAATTATGAATTATAAAGTTATGCAAAGACCTATGTTTAAGATGGGAGGCAAAGCTGCCTCGCAGGGCACAGGTATTACATCAGGTTTAGATGAGAAAGTAAACATGGCTATTGGTGGTGGAGTAATTAAAGGAAATAATCTTGGTGAAAGAGAGGGTTTTCAACAACCAGATCTTAGTAATATGTCACTTGCAGAATTAATAAATTTAAGACAACAAAATTACGACAAACAAATGTCTGGTTTATCAGACATGAGAGATATTGTTAGATTACAAACTCTTGGTAATCTTGCAACAAACGTATTACCAAATGTTGAAAGAGGTGGATTAAGAGGTATTGTAGATTTCTTTCAAGACCCAATGACAACACAACAAGCTATAAGTGGTTTAACTGGATTAAAAAAAGTAGATCTTAAAGAAAAAGAATTAAAAGCCGCTGGGTTAGATAAATTTATTCAAGGTAAAATTGGTTTAAAACAATTAGATATTGCTGAAAAAAAAGCTCTACGAGAGTCAGCAACGGCTTTAAGAAATAGATTAGCAGAGGAATCAAGAGCATTACTAAAAACTTATGGCAGCGTAGCGGACATGCCGCCAGATATTAAACAACAATATTATGACAATAGAAAAATAGCAACAGGAGATTTAACACCTCAAGAAGCTAGAATTGTGGCCACTAAATTAGTTCAAAAACAAAGTCAAGAACAACTAAAAGATCAAGGGTTCGGCTTAAAAGAAGATGAATTTGAAGCAAACGTTGAAACATTAGTAAATGTTCTTTTAGGTGGTAACGCTATGGGAGGCACACCAAATAGAGTTAACAGAGCTATGGGATCAGGTGATGATGGTGAATTACCAGCAGACCCAACAGAGCCAG